TACACAAGCCAAGAAGTAAATGAATATACAAGTGAATACAAGAAGAAGAGGAAGAAGAAATTAGATGAAATAATTGGAACGGCAATTGGAACGGCAACGAAAAAATCGGCTCAAAAAGCGGCGGCGCGTGCCGTTCAATATAAAAATTTAAAACCAGTTAATCCGAGCATTTGGTCGCGTATTCGTGGCGCAGTTAATGAAGGGAAGGGGTTAGAATCTTTAGTAACCGCAGGGGAGGCAGTCGCAGAGAAACTTAAATCAGTTTCAGAAAAAGTAAAGTATGATAAAAGCGTTGCTGCGGCGCAAGAAGATGCTAAGTTACAATTGATGGAGGAAATGGCGGATTGGCTGAAGCGCATAGCGAAGGATCCTAAGGAGATCAAGCACCCGTGGCCCGAGCCACTGGAGAACGTAGAAGAAGAAATGCGAGAGCAAGCGATGAGAGGGCAAATGCCACATCAACAGTATAGAGAAAAGCAAAGAGCAACGCAGAATTATCGAGAATATCTCGAAAGTAAGGTTAAAGGAACTGAGGACTTTGAAAATTTTGAAGAGTCTTTAAAAGGTTTTACTCCTGAGCAAAAAGCAAAAGCCCGTAAGGCACATCGAGAACTCAACGTGAATAATCCTAAAACGGGATTATCACCTAATTATCAAAATACTCCATATGTTAATGGGAATTGGAAAGGTACTCCTCCAAAGAGGTAATAATTAAAATGACTTTACAAGATAGGACTTTAAAGGGGAAAATATTAAATGTTAAACGAACCAGTGATGGTAAGGGAGGCATATTAGAATGTATGATACCTTCTACCGATCTTGCGGTAAGTCCTGTTGAAATAGGAGCCGCAGGATCGGTATTAGTCCCTGTGATATACACTTCTCCTTATTCATTCCATAACGCCGGGTCGTTTATAGCGGTGCCAGCTCCAGGTACAGATATTTTAATACAGAGGGTGGGTGTTACATTTTATTATTTAACTTCTATCATTGGGGATGATGGCTCTATGCAAGAGGAATTGAGTGAATGGAGCGATGTCAATAAATTAGATAATTACTCTGTTGATAGATTGCATGAGCCTTTGTACGACAAAAGGAATGATTTTCCGAGTACAATTATACTAAGACATCCAAAAGGTCATCGTCTTGTAATACAAGATGATGTTGATGAGGGTCCTGAGCATGTTTCTAAAATTGAGATGCGCTCAGGCAAGGGGAAGATAGTATCTTTAGATGATAGTGCTAACGCTGATTGTATGAGAATAGGTGTTTTGAATGGAAAAGGTAAGGATACCCTAGATGGTATTACCATTGGTCATGATACAGCAAAAGTTATAGGTAACAGGTGTATTAAAACCGAAACAGAATATAATATAACTAATATTGTACACGATGGAGAGATTAATAATATAATTACAAATGGAAGAAATTATATTATTGAGAATAGGTCGATTGGAACTAGTGTGGAGAAAGCCTTAGATATAGGAGCTTCTCCTAATTATACTAGTCCTGATGTTGAGAATTTTGGAAATGTCTCTATAGGATCTCAATTTAAAGATATTAATTTAGTGGCAGGAATGGCTAACAATCCTGAAGGAGATACTCAAATTATTATCGAGCAGATTGGTAATGCAGGCTTAGTAAGAATTAATGCAGATGGAGGAGTTGAAATCTTTGCTAAAAGTATAGATATAAAAGCTACAGAAGGGGATATTAATTTAAAATCTGAAACTGGGAATGTTAGGATTGAAGCAGCAGGAGAGTTTACAGCCAACGCGACCAAAGATTGTATCATGAATTCAGAGAATGGAAATTGTGTTATGAATTCAAAGACAGGAGTTAGTACAGTAAAAGGCACGGTAGTACAGTTAAATCCACCAACTTCTGTCGCTGATGTCACTTCTGTAACACAATCCACGGAGTCTACGGAGGACTTAAGACAATATGTGCCGTTTTGGTTTTTACAGGTGGGTCCTGCGACTTCTACTTCCTAACTACATACATATAAAAGAAGGAACTAAGTAATTATGGTAAATTTTGATTGGGGAGCATTATCACAAGCACAAGCGCAATCAGGTAATTTATTAACTGCTGTGGGTAAAGGATTTGGTGCTCCTACATGTTTAACTAGCTTGGTTGGTGATGCTCTAGCATTAATACCTATGCCTACCCTTCAAGGAATGCAGGATTCTTCAGAAAAAGTTCAAGGAATAATTGACGGGTGGATGGATAGTGCCAAAACCGCCCTTGAGTTAGATCTTGGAGTAAGTATAACAGTAACTCCTAATGGGGAGATTTCCGTTACTTCTAGAAACTCTAAATTTGGCAAAGAAGCTCCTGGATCAAACTGGTTGACAGAGACCGCAGCTTGGGTTAATGTGCTGACTAATAAGGGCATTAAATTATATCAGGCTGGAGTTAGAGGATACAACCATTTTCAACAAGTAAAAGGGTGTATAGAGACTTATTTAGATGGCGAAAAGTTTGCTGGAACTAATACGGCTAATCCTGGAGGTGCTCAATCACAATTATCCACTGCTCAATTTGATCAATTAATGCAAAGGAGATTTGGTCCTAGGTTAGCCGAACTTAGTAACATAAAAGCCGCTAGAGACGAATGGAGAGCTTTGCAAGACAGTATAGAAGAGGAGATTTTAAAAAGGATCGAAGATCCTACATTAGAACCAGAACTTCAATTTCCTGTGTCTGGCGTGTTGTTTAGGATAGCTGGACCTTCAGGGATTCCAGAAGAGGAGGAAGTGATACGGTTGGTGTTTGGGCCTCCTAAGGCTGTTGAAGGACAGTTTGTAGTTTCCAGGGATGGGCTATACTATGATTCTCAGTCGTCTGGAGTTAGTGGAGTAACTAAGGTCCTTAATTACATAGAAAGTAAAAAACCTTCTATTTCTCCTGCGGATAGGTGGAAATTCTCTTTCGATCCTAATTTAGGAGGTAAGGGAGTTCAAATTTCATCTAAGACTGTTAAACATTATATTGATACTATTTTTGATCCTAAGATAATAAATGATAGAGATTCTCTCAGAGGGTATTACGACGCTGACCACTATCTTAAAAATTTAGAAGGGCAAAAAACTAAAAGAGTGTATGATTTATCATCTCATGTAGAGGAATTAAAAAAGGATGGTGCATCAACGGCAGTTATTGAAAATACGAGACAAAGCCTTTATTCAGAAATATCATTATTTACAGAGAAGATTAATAAACGAAAGAAGCAAATTGAGATCGCAGTTGATATTCCTGCAAACTATGGGAATACAAGTTTATTCTTACCTGGGGAAGTGCCAGTTAATGATTTCTCATATTTACAACAGTTTAATTTTGCACCAGAAATAAGAAAACAAAAAGCCTTGGTGCTAGATCAGAAAGATATTAAAGGTAGTGTTCTTCCCTATACTCCTAAATTTGTAACTAGTGAACCAAATGAGGAGTTTGAGAATGTAGAGCATATTTTTGTTTCTGATATTGGAAAAGGCGAGATCCTTTATTCCAATACTGCGTCAAGTATTGTCGCACCACAATTAAGCATAACAGATCGAATAGTTACTAGGGGGTTATCTGTTATTTATAATTATTTGGATCCTAATGTAGTTTCTCCTAGCTCTACTGAGTTTAATATTACTAATTGTGCGGAGACTAAAATTTATAATAATGGACAACTTGCAGGAAAAGCAGCCTCTGCGGTATTCACTTCTGGGTTATGCGTGCCTTATCTTAAAGGAATAACAGAACAAGTTAATAATCATCCTTTCTACCCTTCAGGTATTGGGTCGTTTGTTAGGGCATCGTCAAGCGTTGAATTACAAGACCTTACTTATAGTAAGGAAGGATTTACTTTTGAAACATGGATGCATGTTCCTTATTTAACAGATGTTTCAAATGGATGGGGAGAAGATAGTCAGGATACTTCTGCATTGTATCGTCTAGTTCTTGCTAATGAGAATACAGGCATAGATCCTGGCCTTACTGCACAGACAAATCCAGAGCGTTTAGATCTAGATTTAGGGGATGGAATTGTCAAGGGAATGATAATGGGATTTACTAGAGATATACGTCTTACGAAAAATTCTGATTATGAAGATACAAAATGGGGATCAGAATCTATGCAGAATCTAGCTAACTCTAGTCTAGCTTTCTTCGTAGCCCCTACTCAATCAATTAATGATGCATCAGTAGGATTGATTTTTAATGGAAGTGGATGTAATTATTCCACAAGTCCTTCTTGGTATTCTTTCACAGTTGATGCTAGCACGGCTTCCCCAGAGGGCAATCAATACCTCTTATCAGCATCGGATGAATATATTCATGTAGCTCTTACCACCGATCCTTCAAAAGATAACATAAGTTTATATGTTAATGGTGAATTATTATCGTCTTCTTCTTTAACTTGTTTAGGTAGAGATAAATATTCCCCATTACAAATTCCTTCATTTAGAAAACAAAGCGGTTTTAATTATTCTGGGACTAACGTGGGTGCGTCTGCTAGTGCAGAGCTAAGAGCAGGGCCGAGGGGTGATTTATACTTCACTCCATGGATATTAGGAGGAGGATACACAGATGGAATTGCAGGTACTGGATTTATGGGAAATCATACTTTTGGTGCTATAAGTGGTTTGCGAGGACATTTAGGAAGTACCAAATTTTATACTAGAGCATTAGACCAAGGAGAAGTGCGTATGAATTATAATGCTCAGAAAAACATTTTTGAAAATATAGAAACGTTGAAAACATACAATTTAGGAAAATATATATAATGGCTTTAAATACAGATACTGCTGTGTATGGGGTTGTTCCTACTATTAGTACGCGCAAGGGATCTTCTTCCAATGTTAGAAAAAGGTATGGATTATCATACCCCTTATTTGCAAATACTAATGCTGGATACTATAGCAAAGAATCAGGCAAGGAATTAATAAGAAATAATTTAAAACAGTTGCTAACTACCCATTTAGGAGAACGAGTGTTACTCCCTGGGTATGGGTTAGATCTAAGAAAATATCTTTTTCAACCTATGGATAGTATTTTATTTGAAGCTATAAAAACTGAAATATTAGCTGCCATAGCTAAATATGCTAAAGGGGTTAAAGTTATAAAATTAGGCGTCTATCCCGTGGATGAGTATGGAGCAGAAGGGCTTCAAGCTATGCAAATTAAATTAAGTGTGAAAGTTGAAGAAATAGAAAGCACTACTTTTGAAGTTGGAGTTAAAATAGGATAATGGTATTTACAGGAGAAGTAAAATCTGATTTTATTAAGGATGTAGTAGTTTCTATTGATAAGAAACCAACGGAGATTGATTTCGCCGCTACTGATTTTCTATCAATAAGAGATTCATTAATTGATTATATAAAAGCTGTATATCCTTTGGATTATGAAAATTTTTCCGAATCTGATTTAGGAGTAATGTTAATAGAGCTTGTTGCTTATATGGGTTCTGTTTTTTCTTTGAAGGCAGATATGTTGGCTAATGAGAATTACTTACGAACTGCTAAATTGAGAAGAAACGTTAAAAAGCTTTTGGAACTTATCGGGGTCAGGATGAAGGGGCCTATTTCTGCGGCTGCTAATGCACAAATTACATGGCCCTGGACTACGGGAGATCCTTTAGCAGCAGGCTCTATGGTAATAACTCCAGAAAATAGAGTTTTAACTATTGCCTCTCCTGAAGACGCTGCCTCTCTTTCATTTGTGTTATATAAAGTTTTAAACAGTGGAAAGGTTGATTTAGCAAACAACACCGGAGAAATATCTCTTACCAAAGCAGAATCCACAGGGACAGCGTACAATGTCCACCCCGCGTCATCCTTGGTATTATTGGAAGGTACTTTGGTAAAACAAACTGGTACTTTTACTTCTACTGAGTTAGTTAAGTCTATAAGCTTGTCGCAGTTCCCTGTAGTGGAAGGTAGTGTAAGTGTATACACAGACGGGGAGGCTACCGAGCAAGGAGTATTTACAGAAGTAGATAATTTATTCGCAGCGTCGGGCGCGAGCCATATGATCTTCCAAACAATTTTAGACGATAATTTTAAAGGTACTGTACTTTTTGGAGATAATATAACTGGACAATCGCCTTCTATTGGAGATACTTATACCGTTACTTATAGAATAGGCGGAGGCACTAGGGGTAATATTAAAAACGGTCTTATAAATGCATCTATTATTGGATCAATTGGCGGAACTTCTTATACGGGGACACTTACTAATGTTTCAATGGGTACTGGAGGTGCGGACGCTGAGACAGTGGAACACGCTAAAAGACACGCTCCTCTGACGTTTAGAAGGCAGGATAGATTAGTTACATTATCTGATTATATAAATTTTGCTAGTACACACATAAGTTCTTATGGGTCTGCTGGGAAGGCTACTGCTGTGGTGAGAGAAGCTTTTAGTTCTGCTAATATAATTGATGTTTACCTTTTAGAAAAAGCTAGTAATTTACAATTAAGAAGGGCAACTCCTGAATATAAAACATCCTTACTTGATGCAATCAATGTTAAAAAGATGCTAACTGATGAGGTGGTAGTTGTTGATGGGTTGATAAGAACTTTGGATTTAGTTGTAACTGTCAGAATAGATAAAGAATTTAAAAGAGACGAGCCTGAAATTAAAGGGTTAGTGAGAGATGTTATTCTCAATTATTTCTTTGTGGATAATAGAGAGTTTGGTCAATCTTTCCATACGCAGGATTTAGTTAGACAAATTCATGAAATTGATAAGGTACGGTTTGCAACTATAGAGAACATTCCAGAGTCTATAACGTTTGAGCATAATGAAATTTCTCAATTAAATAACGTAACAATTAATTTAATAACTATCTAATATGGTCTCACCAGGAATTAATACCCATAACCCTTCTCCTAGAAAGTATTTCAAGAGTAATTATGTCGATGCTGTGGAGATGATTCTTCCCAGTGTATACACTCAAGATGAAATTACGGCTAGTGGGTTTGAGACTAAAAAAGAAGATCAAATAATAAATACTCACCTTAGACTAGCTGGACTAATGTCCAGCCCAACTAGTGGTGTTGTTTATTTATCTAGTGTGCCAGAAACCTCATATTCAAGTATTGGGAATCTTGCAGGAGCTTCTCAATATTTTATATCTCAAAACAATAATACTAAAATTACTCCACAAAGTTTTGAAAGAGATATTTTAATTCCTACTGGACGTTCTCTCAATGATTTTAGTAGCAGTGCTAGTTTTTATGAATTCTTAGCTGGATCGAGTAATCCTTTTCTATCTTCCATTAGCAACTATGCAGTTTCTGATAGTTATGATAGGACTAAAGGAGTTTATGCTTCTGATGCGGCAGAAACTCATATCCATTTAATAAATTCTTTATCTTGGCTATATTTTCTTAATTTAAGTGGAAATGCTGCCGATGGTCATGGTACTGCGGGCTACACATATCAGCCATCTTCCATAGTAGCAGATTTACTAGTTAAAAAGACTTATGCTGGGAAGACTATTTATTTAGATGATGCACTTAAAGCTTTATCGGAGTTTGTATTCTTAAATTATGAAACTTGTGCAGCTTGGCAAGATCAGGGTTTGATTACTGACGATTTTCTACCTTCAGGAGTTCGCTCAGGTTATGTAGACGGGTCTCTATCTAGTACGTGGATTAGCGGAATTCAGCCTTTAGATAATTTAAAAACTTTAATAAGTGTTATCTATTCTCCACAGGAAACTAATTTACAAGATACAAAAGTTAAAAATGCTTTCCAGGATTATATTGATAATGCTACATTATTAGCTTCTTTAGAAACTAAAGGACCTCTTCACCGATTATTAAAAGCTTTTTCTTATTCTATGTTTGATAGGCTAAATGAAGCAGAAACATTAAATTTACTATATGACATTGAAGATTGTCCGTCCGAATATTTACCATATCTTGGTGATTTAATTGGGTGGAAGTTATACGGCACAGATGATACGAAAAGAAGATTGCAACTTAAAAATGCAGTCAATCTATATAAAAAGACAGGCACCAAAGCTTCAATTCAAGAAGCGGTAAATGCTTTATTTTCAGAAGATGTTTTTGATGTTTCTGGAGACATAAAAGAGTTATGGGAATCTTACATTCCTAATCTCATTTATTATGCTCTAGCTACTGAGTCTTCTATGCTTAAAGATTTTACTACTTGGAACTCCGCTTCTAAGAAATTAGGAGTAGTAGGATATTCTACTAGCAGCATGGATGAGAACATCAGGCTAGCCGTTGATCATATTTTGTTGTATTTGGTTATTTTACATCCTAATCTTTTTAAATTAGGAGGAGAGCCTTTTCCAATAACTATTTTATCAGGAGCTAATGCTGTATCGTCTGTTGCTGCTTCTGCGTCTTTGAGTGCTGGTCCTATAGTCCCAGGGATGAGTCTTTTCCTAAGTAATCCAACATTTGTATTTAATTATAGAAATAGAAATTTTCCAATTCCTCCTTGGGAGAAAGCAAGTTATTATACCGATTGCGAGGTAACAGATAATCTTATTGATGATTTGAGAGATTTATTAACTTGTTTTGGAGTGTCTGAAAACTTTTCTAATATAGTAAGGGAGTATATTAAGGATAATACTCTAAGAGTAGATGATAGCGTTAGAGATAATAATGGATGGCTAATACTTACCTCTTCTGTAAATCACGCTCCAAATTTATCTAGCGTCTTATTAGACCCTATTTCTAATAATGTTGATGTATTTAGTATGTGGAATGGAAAATCCTCTCATTTCAAGCTTATAATGGTGGCAGATAGTTTTGATTTTTCCAAAAATTCATTTACTCATGATTCAAAATATGCACCCCAATATGCAGCAAGATTAGCTAAAGATTTTTCCCCTGCCCATGCCATATCGGAGTCTAGACTTGAAGCTTCTGGTATTGATGATTATGTTGTTAGATCTGTTTCTAAGTGGATTATTAGAGCAGGAGTATCTGCGGATGATTATGATTGGTCTTCTTTTTCTTTGAGCGAGGCTCCTCCTGGAGGTGCTTTTGGATGGAGTCCTACTGGGACTGAGAAAAAAGAATATCCAGTGGCCTTGGCTAGGACAGGAGTCTCCGCAGTACATATGAATGCTTTTAGGAGAAGAGGATCAAATGCTGGAGATGCTAGGGGTTTAAAAAGGACGGATGTTAATAGAGTACATCTAATACACAGTGGTATAGTTGGTGGGGCTTCTGTTGCCCCAGAAAGTGATCAATCAGTGGGAGGGATCGTTAAGGTACCTAGAAATGCTATACGAAGGAGAAATTATAAGCCTGTATTACCTACAAAAGGATATTATGATCGCACTGGATTTAATATGCCTATATCTTGGGACCCGTCTACGATTGAATTTAGTTATGTAGGAGGGACTAAAGAGCCAGGAGGCGTTTATGAGCATTTATTCTCTAACTTTAATGAAGGGTCTGGTTTTGGATTTTTACCTTTAGGGTATATTGCGTCGGCAGGACATTTTGCTCCAATTACTGATTATATGAATTTGCCTCCTGTTTATGGGAGATGTGAAGATTTAACATCTCCTAATATATTCTCAGGGGTTGTCATATCATCTACATTCCCATGTAGAGGTTTAAGTTCTTTAGGTGCAGATGACAAGCATACACAGTATAGAGTATCAGCGGCTAATTACGTAGACAGATACGAAACACCATCTATCATAGTTGCTATGCATCGTATTCAGGAGAGACGTAAAGTAGCAAAAGCGTCTTATTACGTAAATTCTAATTTTAGTAGTTTTTCTAATGATTATACGGACATGGAAGCTGAATTAAATTTCGCTAATAGCTCTACGGAATCAAATGGGTGGTTTCCAGATTCTATAGGGGACTATCATAATTTTAAATTTGATAGAGGGTTGCATCAACTTTATAAAGTATATACAAAAGATTTTTACAGGCATCCCCTAGGAGAAAGTATTTACGATCTTGACGGGCCTACAATTAATGGACATCTCTACGGATCGGGAATATTTAATGGTAACTTTAATGTTTTAGGTCCTTCTAGTGTTTATCATAAAACCGCTGCTAATTCAGCAGGATTATCGTTGGTTGCTTCCTCATTTTCAACAGCGTCTTCTTTAACTCTTCAAAGTCTTGCTTTTTCTGGAATTGCAGAGCCTGGGGGTAATTGGACTGGAGCAGATCCAACTATTGGAGGGGGTAGTTATGCTGTTTCTGCTGGTTTAATAGCTTCTTCTGTATTTAATATATCAGGAGGGGTAGTTAGTTCGCTTGAAATAAGAAATAGAAATATATTAAGTGGTATGGATTTTATACATGTTAGTGGTTCTGATCCTGCTAATGGTTTTGAACTATATAACATCGCATCTCAAAACGCTAGGAATAGTGGAAATAATTATTATATTGCTAATCCTTTAATTAAATTAAAATCAGTTAGAGGTCTTTCACGGTTGCGCTTTTCATTAAATGAGGCTAGTGGGCTAAGAGCTTATTCTATACTTTACCCTAGAGATGATAACTCCTTAATTAAGGATAATAAATATAGAGTTAGCGTTCGTCATATAGGGGGAACAGAGAATGGTAAATTTGTAGGGGGTGTAAGCATAGGCGTCTGGATCCATACAGAGATTGAAAATAATGCTTTTTGGTCTTATACTCCAAAAGGCAAATGGGAACAACGAGATGCTTCTTCTATTAGTGAGGGGCTTATTTTAGGAGAACTTTCTCATACTTATAAGATGCCTGTAAAACCTATTTCTAGACAAATAACAATAACAACAAAAGGAAGGCCAGGATTATGTGGGAACACATCATTGAATACTGTTTCTAGTACTCCTGCATTAATTTCAGAATTTTCCGAAGAAGATTACTATACTATGAATGTTGATTTTCATACCTTCAATGAAGGATTGGAAAGGCGCGAGTTAGCAATTGAATCTTATGGAACTGAATTTACATCTAGACCATCCATGTTACCTTCTAAGTTAGTTAACCATTTTGATTCTAGTAGATATGAAATTCATAATACAAATCAACATTATGTGTTTGAATTTTTTATGCTTCCTGCTTCTCAAAATAGAGATAAATATGTTATTCTTGATCACATAGGATTAACTAACCTAACATTGAATGAAAAATTAACCTATGATGTTAGTGGGGATGTTAGTCCTTTGCATTTTGATACATTGAGGAATTCATCAAAAGATACGTATACACGCGAGGATGTTAGAGATATATTTAATTTCTTTAACTCTATTGTGGGTGTAAATCATTATTCTCCATATGCTTCAAGGGTAGCCTCAGAGACTGAGAATTTATTTGGAACAAGCGGTGGAGGCAGATTGAGCTATAGGAGCCAGCCAGAGTATTATACATTTGTAAGGGCTTCTAACTTTAATAATTTAACTTCCTTGGAAATAGTAAACTAATGAAGATAAAAGGGAAAATAGAATTGTATACAGACTTTGGTTCCAAGAATCAAAAACTTGTACTAGAAGATAATAACCTCATAGTTGATGGGGGTGGTGAGATTATTGTAGATATGTTGACGACTACCCCCAGCTTATCTGGAGTTGCATCAGCATCTTCTATTTTGGATACTTCTAATTATACAATTCAAGCCATGTCTTTTGGAAAAGATAAAGAAGGATACAAACATCATGCTCATACTGATACTTGGAGTGGAATTGATTACCTTATAGGAAAAGATGTAGATTATGGTACATCAGCTAAATTATCACCATTCTCTGGAGCTATGGTTTTTGTTTCTTCAAATACTAATCCTCCAGGAGGAGTGAGTAGTTATTTCCCAAGCGGGGCACATTATAACATTTTGCCAAGTCCTCCTACTCCTTTAGATATAAAATTAGAAACAGAGTCTAATACTATTTTTTCTGAGTTAGATTATGTCTCTGCGATATATGGTCTTCCTAATATAAATACTAAATATGGGCTTACAACTTTAGAAGGAATGCCTAATTCAAGTAAATCTGCATTTCAGCTTGCTGGAGCATTAGGTCATAATGCAAATGTCCTTCTGACAGATGATGGAGAAATAGTAACAAGCTTTGCTTCATCTGTCTGGTATCTTGGTCTTTTGGTAGGTGCATATCCTAAAGGATTTGAACACGGAGGAACTAAGGGAGGGATCTTTAATAACGTTAGTCAATTATTGGGTGATGATCCTGTTGCGAGTTCAGTTTACATAGGAACTTTTAATTCAGCTAGTTCTATGGATCTTAGTGGATATTTAGGAAAAGTATTTAATCCATATGGGAATGTAGGGTCGGCTGTTACTTTCTCTACAGATCCTCAAATAGATCAATCAGGAATTCTTGTATCTGCAAATTCTAATTTTTCTTCAACAGGTGAGGTAGTATATCAGACTGTAATAGGGTCAGGAGATTTAGGATTTACTAATTTGTATGGAGGTATATATAATATAGGACTATGGGCTTTAGATTGTAAAAGAACTATGAAAGAGTCCAGTATTGCTCCTCCCTTTTCCTGGGATCCAATTAATCATGGAAGGAAATATAAATTGTTTTCTAAAAAATCATTTACCACTAATTTAGCAGAGATAGCTGATAAGGGATCAACTGGTTCAACCGATGGTGGGCTTGTACATTATAAAGACTTAACACTTATTTGGAGGTTGTATTTTTAATGAATTTTATTGAGGATCTTGGGATTGTAGGATACTTGCAAATAGCAAAGGTTTATAAAGATAAGCCTGAGGAAATAGTATTTGACGATCATAACATAATTGTCTCTGGTATGAGTGTAGGGTTATCACATTTATTCTCTGGTTCTGGTTCTAATAATATAATTGATTATCAATTTGATAAATTTCAACTCGGCCTCTCTGGAAATGATTCGGCAGGCAGTGGTACTTATGAGTTGAGTGGTCCTTTGTCCTCAATAGAGGAGTATGGTGGAGCAGCTAATTTTGCTATTATAAGTGCAATACAGATTAAAGATGGTTCGTTCACTACTTCTCAACAAATTTTTGGACGTATTCCTTTTAAAAATGTTACAAAAATAAATGATGCTTCTGTTAGATATACTATTCTCGTAGATGAAGATACCGCAAATTATACGAACTATGCAGCAAGACACAGTACGGATCAAGTTTTAACAGAAATCGGATTATTTATGAAAAATCCAAGAGGTGAAGCAGGAGATGCTTCCATACTTGTAGCTTATAGAAAATTTACTCAAATATTAAAGACTAGCGATTTTGCGCTAGTCTTCCGTTGGACTATTAATTTTTAAATTATGCCTTTCTTAGTTAACGATATTTATACTTCTAGTGGTTCCGATTTTATATATAATAATTGGAATGCTCATGTTACTAAATTTGATACTAGCTCATTTTACAATTGGGAACAAGATAATGAACCTATTCATGATTTAGAAGAAAGAACTTATCTTAATTGGGAACACGCAGGTTTTCATACGTCTTCTGTTCCAGGTATGGTGTTTACCGTATCCGCAGACACGCCAGCCGCAATCCTTGTCACTAGCAGCAATATCTTCACCACGGTTAGCGCAGCCATTGAAGCGATCCCTTCTAACCTTAGATTTCCTCTTTTAATTGAAATTGCTAATTTTGATGCATTAGGGGAATTAAATCTTAAAGATATTAATATTGGCTATGGAGGTTCTTTAGAGATTATTAATAGGAACTTTGTTAAAGCCTATGCAGCATCAGCGGGGGTGGGGGGTTTTGCGGAGCGGTCGTGTGCTATTGCAGACCTGAGTGATAAGAATTTAAAATATAGAATGATTAATCAAGTTAGTAGTGCTGATATTAGTGGTACGTGGAATGATGCGTCAGCTATGAATATTAAAACTAAAGTTCTTGCACATGCTGATGGTGACGCACGATTGGCAGGAAAAATAAATAGTGTTTTTCAACCTTTTGCAAGTAATCTTACCACAAGGAATATGGCAGAGCAAGAAACTTCTAGATTGTCAGTTTCTATAACTGGAGATTTTCTGGCTGCTGCTAACAAATGGTCATTACCTCTTTTTGAAGAGACTGCGGCAGCAACTTTAGTTCCTCATTTAATTAATTCTTATGATGTAAGTGCAAGAGATATACTAAGTGTTGACGAAGGAGAGTTGATAACAGGAAACGGAGTTGCAGATAATGGTCCAGCACAAGGTATGTTATATGGAAATTATTTAACTAGACTCAGGGTTAACAACTGTAATGGCCCAATTTATATTCGTAATTTCTTTATTAATTCAAGTGATCATGCGGGTGATGGGGTTCAAGTTTTTAATTCCAATGACATTTGGTTAGAAGATTGCGCTTCTATTAATAATAAGGTTGGCTTTAATTTTAGAAATTCTAAAGTTTATGTAAACAGAGGCATTGTTGCTTATAGAAATTACGGTGTTGATGCTAGTCATAAAAGAAAGTCTGGGGATTGGTCGGGGATTAACGAAGGAAGATTTGCTCCAGCGTCAAGATTTGTTGATGATGGTGCTGGGCTTAGAGCGCATAATTCAGAAATTGTATTAAATAACGCAAGCTCTGTAACAGGGAGACAGTCATTAGATAATGAGCCTTACGCAGCTTTTGGTGTTCATGCTCATCAGAATGAGTTTATGATTAATTTCTCTAGGAACTCGTTTGGTGTGGTTCTTGAGAACTCTATTCTTCATGGAGGAATGGCATCGGGTAATGATACTAGTTATGCTAGTGGTCTTCATTTTAATGTTGAATTAAATAATGATTATGGAATTCATGCTAGAAATTCTACTATAGACTTGGATGGTAGATTAAAGGTGTATAGTAATGCCAGAGGTATACTGTTAGAAAATAGTAAAGCATATTTAAATGAATGGGCGGTTAGAGGAAATCAACATGAAGGGATTCATGCATTAAATTCTAATATTCAGTATAACAAAAATATAACATCCATGGCTTTTGATAATTCTCCAAATAGCTTAGAGTATCAATTTGATTGCTCAGGTAATGGAACTCATTTAATATTGGATGAAGGATCTACCATAATGCCTACTCTAACTTCTGCTATGCCTAGTTATTATGGGCAGATGAGGTTTAGAGATCATCATGGATTGAATGTAACAACTTCAGGTTCAGATATTGCCACTCCTGTATCTCCTATACAGGTAAGAAATAATTCTAATGCTGTTTTGGTTCATCCTGTAATTAACTCTTTTTCAAATATATTTAATCTAGCGGGATTTGCCCTTAGTGGAAATCCTATTTATGGTGAGTGTATCTCTATTAGAAATAATTCTAGAGTTACGACCAAGGGATCAGTGAATGGGGCTACTGTTATCTTCGGATCAGATGATACTAATTTAGATAATGAAGATGCGTATAATACTCATAAAAATTCGGCTGGGGTTTATGTTGAAGATAACTCCAGTTTTGAATGTAATGGTCCTACTGTATTGTATAACTTCGGTGTTGATGTACTAGCAGATAGTAATTCTGTTATGCGTTTTAGGCCACATACAACTCCTAACTCTTCGGAAATAGATGCTAGTGGTTGGGCTTTATCCGATGAACAAAATCACACTTCGGTTGAACTTCATAGTCTGAATAGTTGTTTAGTAGCTAGAAATAACTCTACTATTAACATGCGAGATTTAGGAGATTATAACGCTTGTTGGGGATCAACAAACAGATCTAGTCCAGATTATCCTACTGGAGAGCTAAATATAACCTCATCAGGATTGGATACATCTGCTTACACTAAGGCTGGGTCTATGCAGTTTTATCCAAATCCTATAGGACTTGAATATTATAAGAACACCCCGGATGCTAAAACAGAGCCCACAGGTCGGATAGCTGATTCAGGAACTTATGTGTTTAGGAGGACTGGAGTCGAATTAATGAATATTGCTAGTACTGCTGAAGATTCGTTTAAAAGAAATTATTACCTGGATGAAGAGCCTTTTGCAGAAGGTGGAATGTTTAACACAAAATATACGGCAGGAGGTACTTGCCTTAGGGCTCTTGGTGGAAGTCAGGTAGATGTTCTAAATGTTAATTTCCCAACTGGTTGGTGGAATCCCTCTGGAATTATTTATGATGTTAGTGGGGCTGAAAAAGGTAGTCCTGGCTCTTTGTGTAATAGGACGTTTATTTGGAACATAGCGGATGATTCAAAACTACATGCTGCTTTTTGCTCAGTGAGTGGTAATGATCCAAGAAATATGGGATACCATGGTCCTTCTTCTGTTTATTTCGTTCCAGGAGGTACTACGGCAGAATTAGGAAGTATCGCAACAGCGAGAGCCCCGTCAGGCACGCCACACACAAGTTCTTTATCTGTTTTAGATTTTCATGGGATGGGTAGAAAGGACATATTACCTGTTCCTCAATTTTCTAGTATGTTGATCGGGCAAGTTGCGGCTAGTTTAGCAAGACCGTTTCTTCCGCTTCAATTATCTGCTCCTTTGGGCGATCTTATGCCTTACGGAACAACTGGAACTTCATTGCAAAATAGAGGCCCGTTTAGGTTGTATGTATCCGTAGATCCTATGGTTAATACTTTTAGTAGTATTGATGCTAATAACCAATTAGTTGTGGACGATGGTATGCATAGGCAAATGTATGCTCAAGGGTATAATTTATCAGGTCCTGTTTCAGCAGGGCCTATGACTTTAAGCGCAACTTATGGGCACGCCTTGAGAGTCCCTATTGCTACAGAAGGGAATGGGCAGCATGGGGCTGCTATGAATTCCTTTAGTGGATTATCTGGGTTTGTATATAATAATGAAGTTGTTGATCCTACGACATACACAAGAATTCAATTAGATGAATCGGCTGCTCACATATTTGCAAATGCTAAAAATGGAGCTATGGGAACATCTAATAGAGCAAAAATATGTAGCATATATATTTCTAGAGGTGCCGTTGGGGGAGAGGCAGCGGCATTATCGTCGCATAAAACATTTGGTAGAGGGTATACTTCTCCTAACATCTTTGGTCTAGGTAGGAGAGAATAAATATAATGGGTATTCAATTAAAAATTGGTGGAGCTATTACAGGAAGGAAGTTTACAGATCCAATTAGGTATTTTAAAG